TGGCTTTCTCGCAGAGCCGTAAGTCTAAATTCATTTTGGAGTCTGAACCTTGGCACGCTACGGACCACTTCCCAACCCCGACTTACGCCTAGTCAATGGCGGGGCCGATCATCGGCCGCCACCGAGTCCTCCTCTGAAGCCGCCCCCATTCAAACCGCGAGAGCCGCGCTGGGTTGAAGTCTTCGGCGCCGACAAGGACTGCAAGCGCGACGCCTCCCGCTGCTGGCGAATGATCGTTCCCCAGCTCATTGAGATTCACGAGCTCGCGCAGCTTGACGTGCTCTCAATCGAAGACTGCTGCATCGTTTTCGCTCGCGTCCGCCAGTGTGAACGCGAGCTCAATACCGGACTCACCAAAGACACGGATCGTGGCCCAGCTAAGAACGCGGCGACCACGATCCTCAATCAATACCGGACTTCCTACCAGCGCTACATGGCCGAGTTCGGGCTGTCGTCAATGTCGCGCAAGCGGCTCAATCCCCGAGAGCCGGAGATTCCCGAAGATGACAGCGACCTCGACGAAACAGAAAGCTGACCCCGGCCAACGCGCCGTAAACTTCTTCAGGTACCGGCTCCACCACGTCAAGGGCATGTACGCGAAGGCGCCCTTTGTCCCTACCGCATGGCAAGAGCAGTGGCTGCGCGAGGTGTTCGGAGCGCTCCGGCCCGATGGTATGCGCCAGTACCGGACCGCGTATCTGGAGATCCCGAAGAAGAACGGCAAGACGACGCTGATAGCCGGCGTGTTGGCGAAGATGCTCTACGACGATGGCGAGTTCGGAGCGGAGGTTTACTCCGCCGCCGCCACTCGCGAGCAAGCCGGCATGACCTATCAGATCCTCGCCAGCATGGTGCGTCAGTGCCCGCGGCTACTCAAGGTCGACGGCCGGCCGGTGAAACTCTACGACCGCGACAAGCGTATTTACATCCCGTCCACCGAATCGTTTTTCCAGGCACTGAGCGCCGACGCCGACTATAACGACGGCATCAACCCGAGCGCCGCCGTCATTGACGAGTTGCACCGGCACCGTAACGGCGACCTGCTGGCGGTCATCGACGAGGGCATGGGCACGCGCTCGCAACCGCTGCTCTGCGTCATCACTACGGCCGGCGGGGTGCGAGTTGGCGTCTGTTGGGACTGGCACGAGAGCGCCCGCAAGATCATTGAGGGGATCGAGGTAGACAGCTCCTTCCACGCGACGATCTACGCAGCGGACGAGAAGGCCGACATCATGAAGGAAAAGACTTGGCTGTCGTGTAACCCGGCTCTCCGTGACGGCATCCTAAAACTCGAGGACTTCCGACAGGCAGCGCGCAAAGCCGCGAGCATGCCCACCGCAGAGCTCAATTTCCGCCGCCTGCGCTTGAACCAGTGGGTCGCCCACGGGCGCAAGTGGCTCAATCGCGTTCACTGGAATCAGTGCGGCGGCCTCATGCCGCGAGATGACGAGTTGTTAGGCCGCGTCTGTTACGGCGGGATTGACCTAGGCGAGACAGACGACTTGTCTGCATGGGCGAAACTGTTCCCGTGGCAGGCGGACGATCCACGGGTGGAGACATTCGGCGCCGGATATGACCTGTTGGTCGATCTGTGGATGCCAGAAGCGGCGGTACAGAAGCGCCGCCAACTTGCACCGCAGCTGCGGAGATGGGCGAAGGCCGGCTTCATCCACATCGTGTCCGGCGACTCAATGGATCACGAGATCGTCTACGCGAAGGTCATCGAAGACGCAGACCGCTACGACATCCAAGACGTCGGCTATGACCCATGGAAGATGAAGCAATTGGCGATGCGTCTGGAAGAACAGGGCGTCCCCATGACCCCGGTAAGAATGAGCCCGCAGACCATGAGCGAGCCGTGCAAGGAGCTGGAGCTCCTGCTGGCCAAGAAGCGCTTCAATCACGGCGGCAACCCGGCGCTCCGGTGGATGGCTGACAACGCCGCAGTGAAAGTCGACCCGAGCGGCAACATCCGACCCGACAAGAGCACGAGCGCGGAGAAGATCGACGGCATTGTGGCTAGCGTGATCGCGCTAGAGCGAGCCATGCGCGTGGAGGTCCAACCGGAAATCGCATTCTACTCATTCGCCGACTAAGCAGGTGACAATGGAAGCTGCCCATGTGGCCATTTCGTAAACACGAGATCAGCGGCGCAAGCAAGGATTGGTTTATCGCCTTCGAGGATCTGCTGACCGCCAACAGGACAGAGTCGGGCGTTTCCGTCACCTCCGCAAACTGCATCGACCATCCGGCCGTCTACCGCTGCGTGGATCTCAACGCGCACACTATCGGCAGCTTCCCGGTCGACTTCTACATCAAGCGCGACGGGCGGCGGCAGCCATACCCAGAGCCTTTGTGGTATCGCAAGCCGAACGACTACCAAGATTTCAACGGCCTGTTAGCCGAGGCGCAGGCATCACAAGAGATTTACGACTCGGCTTTCCTGCTCAAGGCCGTGGACCCATCCGGGCGGATCGTCGGCTTGTCCGTGCTCGACCCCGGCGCTGTCGAAATGAAGTATGCCGATCTTGGTATGGGCAAGCCGATAGTGATCTACAACCTCGCGACCACCAAAGGAATCGTCACTCTTGCCTACAATGAAATTCTCCACATCAAGGCCGGGCTGCCGATTCCAGGCGCGCTGCGCGGCGTCTCGCCAGTCAAGGCCGCTCGCGAGACTATCGGTACCGGCATGGCGGCGCGGAAGTTCGGCGCGCGCTACTTTGGCGCGGGCTCGCATGTAAGCGGGATGATCGAGGCGCCGGGAGCCTTCAGCAAGGACACCGCCGACCGTCTCAAGGAGTCGATGGAGAAGAAGCACGGCGGCGTCTCTAAATCGCACGCCCTCGGTATTCTCTTCGGCGGCGCCAAATGGATTCCGGTAGAGCACGACCCCACTAAGGCGCAAGGGCTCGAAACACAGAAGTACACCGACATCCAGATCTCATCCCTGTTCGGTATCCCGGCTGAATACGTGACGGCAGCGATGGAGGGCGCGAAAGGATACGTCACTGGGCTCTACCAGCGACAGATGCTCTGGTATCAAACCGGCCTGTTCGCACGCATCACGCGCAACGAGCGCGCCTTCTCGTCGCTGCTGCCGCGACCCGCATACATGAAGCTCAACGTCAGCTCATGGCTGCGCATGGACCCCGAGCAGCGCGTCGCTTTCTACCAAGCTGGGCAGCTCGGTGAGTGGCTGACCGTCAACGACATCCGCAACTTGGAAGACATGAATCCGCTGCCTGGTGGCGATGTGCCGTTGCACTCCGTCCAGTGGCAGGAGAACACACCGCCCGACCCGCCGGCCTAAGCGCCGACACGACAGAGCCACATGACAGGCCGCCCACAGAGGCGGTTTTTTCATGCCCAAAGGAGCGCCAAGTGAAGGAACCGCGAGACAAACGCAGCCCGTTCCGCCGCAGTCAGGTCAACTTCCGCGTCGCCTTGACCGAGACCACGGCAGAGATCTTGCTCTACGACGAGATTTCATGGTGGGGCGTCACAGTGGAGGCGTTCAAGCGCGAGCTCGACGCTATCACCGTGCCCACAATCAATCTCCGCATCAACTCCCCTGGCGGCGACATCTTCGACTCGCTGGCCATTTACAACGCGCTGCGCGACCACCCGGCTCACATCGTTAGCCACATCGACGGCCTAGCGGCATCAATGGCCTCGGTCATCGCACTCGCCGGCGACGAGGTGCGCATGGCTGAAAACGCCTTCTACATGGTTCACAACCCGTGGGTCATGGTCATCGGCAACGCGGACGATCTGCGCAAAGAAGCCGACTTGCTGGAAAAGGTGACCGGCTCGCTTGTGATGGCCTACGCCGAAAAGACCGGCAAGGGCACGGATGAAATCGGCGCGTGGATGGACTCCGAGACTTGGTTTACCGCCGCCGATGCGCTCGATGCCGGGTTCGTCGACGCCGTGGTCGTCAAAGACAAAGCCGACGACTTGGCCGCCGCCGCATCCTTCGACCTCGCCATCTTCGGCAACGTGCCGGACGCGCTCCTTGAAGAGCAGCGAGCGGACCCAACGATTAGAGACCTTGAGCGGGCCTTGCGGGATGCGGGCCTGTCACAGATAGCGGCTAAGCAGTACATCGCTGCTGGCCGCGCGGCTGCCTCTCGACGGGATGTCGAGCGGGACGGAGCGCGGGACGCGACTCCACAGCCGACTCCATACACCTTCCCCGTCGGATTCTAAGGAGACCACAAAAATGGATCTTGAAAGACTGCACGAAGAGTACCGGCGCGCCTGCGAGGCGGCTCGTGATGAGACCGCCTCTCCGGAGACGCGCAAGGCGGCCGCTGACGACATGCTCGACAGGCGGCACGCTCTCGACGCCGCGCTTATCGAGGCGCAGCAGGTGCGCGACGACGAGCGCCGGCAGGAGCAGGTTGAGGCCGCACGTGATCGCGCCGCTCGCCTGGTCGCCGGCCTTGCGCCTGTTCAGGTAAGCCCATTCCCGGTAGATGATGTGCGGGCATACGGCCAGAGCAAGAAGCACGGCGAGACCCTGAGCTTCACAATCCCGATTGTGGGGCACGTAGCGCCCGGGCTGGCCCGTCAGTTCGCCGCTCCACAGGCTGCCGACTGGACTACAAGCGACACCACGACGTATTCCAGTTATACCGTCCCGCAGCGCTGGGCGAGCGAGCTGTACATGTTCCAGATCGCTCAGTCCGGCGTCCTAGCGGCCGGGCCGACGATCCTGACCACGGCCAACGGGAACCAGATCAACTATCCGAAGCTGACCACCGACATGAGCTCCGCCGTAGGCACCGAAGGCTCAGCCGCGACGGAGACCAACCCGGTATTCGGAACGACTCCCCTCAATAGCTACCGGGTCGACGGATGGACTCCGCTTGCGGATGAGCTGTTCCGCGACTCCGGCGTCGACATCGAGGCTGTGCTTCGTGAACTGGCGCTGCGCTCACTCGCGGCCACGGCTGCGCCCTACTACGGTAACGCGGACACTGGCACCGGCAACTCATACCCCGCCGCCATTACCGTCGGCACAACCCTAGGCAAAACCGCCGCCGCCGTTGACTCGGTGACGCTGGACGAGCTGAAGGAGCTCATGTACTCCGTGCTGCCGGCTTATCGCGCCGTCGGGAGATTCGTCGGCAACAGCGATGTGACCCTCGAGGTGGCGCTCGCCAAGGACGGCGATGGCCGCTACATGATGCAGCCTTCCGCCTCTGCGGCTGAGCCGGACCGCGTGTTCGGAAAGCCGTGGTACGAGGATGCGTATTTTGACGCCTCCGGCAGCGCCAACAAGTGCGTGGTTTTTGGCGACGTGCACGCGGCCTACATCGTGCGCCAGATCGGCGGCATCCAGGTAGACCTCAGTAGGGACTTCGCCTTTACCTCATTCGAGACCACGGCGCGCTGGGCTATGTGGCACGACGCCGCGACCATCGACACCCTCGCGGTCAAGCACCTCGCATTCGCCTAATCCTCGCCTGCGGGCGGTCAGGGGATGACACCTGGCCGCCCGCGTCCACTCCAAAGCGCACAGCGCTAGAGCCCGTGCGGGCTCGCAGCAAAGGAGAGTACAGAAATGGCAGACGCCACTTATCAGCCAAAGATATATCGCAAGCAAGGCGGCTCTGAGCTCGTCGTCGCATCTGGCGGCAAGATCAACGTGGAATCCGGTGGTACCGTCGAGGTCGCCGGCGTTGACCTCATAGCCGAGTTGGCCGCGTTGAACGGCCTGGACGCTACCGAGCTTGGATTCCTGAACAGTTGCACCGCCGGCTCGATCACCGCCAGCAAAGTCGTCACCCGCGACGCCTCGAGCAATATCCCGCTCAA